GATCCTAACTTTCGACGACACCTCGACCGATGAGATCGGCAAGGTCGAACAGATCGATAGCGGATCCGCCGCAGCCATGAATGACCCGGACAAATTCATCGATATGCAGGCCGCCATTAAACCGGCTTATTTGCAGGCGTCTCGATGGTTCGGTCGTCGTGCGACTGAGGCAGTTGCTCGAAAGTTCAAGGATGGTATGGGCAACTATCTTTGGCAGCCAGGTCTTACCCTTGCACAGCCTTCGACTCTTCTCGGGCATGAATTCGTAAAGTGCGAAGATGTTTCGGCGATTGCTGCGAACGCTTTGTCTTTGGTCTTCGGAGACTTGGGAAGGTACAAGATCGTAAAGAGAATCGGAATGCGAGTTCTCAGAAACCCTTATTCGGAAGAGCCGTTTGTGCGGTTTACTTTCACAGAGAGAACTGGTGGGAATCTTCAAATCCACGAGGCTTTGAAGATTCTAAAGATTTCAGCTTAATTTTATCGGCTTAATGCCTTGATGATAAAATTCACCGCAGGGTTTTACGGCCCTGCGGTTACAACAAAACAAAAAGAGACATGAGTTTGCTTTAAGAAAAAACTAAAACTTCGGAGGAAATATGAGAGAATTAAGAGCCAACATAAAGGTCGAGCCGGTTATCAACCCCGCCGCTGCGATCACGGACAACACTGTGCAGGTGGGTACGTCTATCGATCATCAGGGGTTCGATTCTAAGGTGTATTCTATGCATTACGGCGCGATTAACGATGCGGGCCTGTCAGTGACTCCGTTGCTGGAAGAGTCAGACGACGACGTCACCTTTACGGCCGTCGCAGATAACGATATGAACAGCACTGAGGCAGCAGAAACCGTTGACGAAACTGCGGACAACACAATCAGAACTCTCGGGTACATCGGCGGGAAGCGATATTCTCGACTTACTCTGACTCCTGCGGGTAATGCTGCGGACTTGTTTTTGTCGGCGTCTTGCATCCAGAGTAACCCTTGGATTGCGCCTACTACTCAAAACTAATTTTAAGGGCGCTTAGGCTTCGAGCATCGGCCAGCGCCCTGTCTCTTGAGTACGCATAAGCATATTAAACTTTAATTTAAACCTTCAAAAAGGCTGGATAAAATGATTAAAAAATTGAATGTTTTTGGCGGGGAAATGATTGTTCTTTTTGTCTGCCTTGCCGTTTTCTTAGGTGCCGTTCTCGTGGGAACTAGCGCGAGTTCTCAGGACGCAACCTATCAAGCGAAAGTCTATCACGAGCGCGGCGGGGACCGTGTTGTGGTTCAGTCGGGCGGTGAGATTGACGTAACGTCTGGCGGAATTATGAACGTTGTTGATTGTTACAAAATCGATGATGAGTCTGAGCTTTGTTCGGTGGACGTCACGATAACGACGGCGCAGCTCTTAGCGCTCAACAACGTTGCCGTTCAGGTTGTCGCAAGTGTGGCCGGTAAATTTATTGTGCCTTTGGGTGTGCAATCTTTTCTAGACTATAATTCTATTGCTTACTCTGGAATTGCTGCGAATGAGAATTTGTTGCTCTGCTATACCAGTTCGGCCGGGGTGGAATTTATGGAGATCGAAACGACTGGATTTCTTGATCAGACGACGGACCAAACTAGGTATTCTTGGCCCTCATCGTCTGGAGACATTGCTCTAGTGGGCTCTGCTGACGTTGTTCTCCATCTCGATAACGGAGAGATCGCAGCAGGAAATAGCCCGCTAAAAATGCGGATCTACTACAAGCTTTTAGCAGGCAGTCTTTAATTTATAACCACTAACTATTTGCAGAGGGATATATGGAAAAACCAGTTATGAAAAAAGTTTTAATTGACGTCATGGAAACTTGTTCGGGCCATGAGGTCGAGCCAGGCGGTAAGGTTGGGCCGTGCCTGCACTTCAAAGAGGGGCAGGAGAAGGTCGAAGTTGAGTCTAGTTTGGCAAAGCAATTGATTCTCGCTGAGTCCGTTGTGTTGTGCAAAGGTCAGGACGCGGACGGCCTTGAGGATAAGAAGTCGCCTAAAGAGCTTAGAGAAATCGAGCTTAATAATAAGGTGTTCGCTATCAAAAAGCTCAAGGAGGTTTTAGTCAAAAAGCACGAAATGGACGAGGACAGCCTAAAGGGTTTTAAAAAGTCCGAGCTTATCGACGAAATCCTAGGCATTGAATTCCCCGATAAAAAAGACGACTAAGTCGTGAATCGTTTAGAAAACAAAGAGTTGAGGCCGGGATATAAGAAGCCCGGCCATTGGCAAGAGGAAGACAGAAAAGAGCAAGAGAAAAACAAAAAAAAGTCTGAAGACTCGAAGAAAAACGGGGGTAAATAACTATGTGGAAAGAAGTGGTCGCCCCGATCTATAAGACCGTTGTCGGTCTACAAGATACCAAAGATTATATGAAAGTCGACGAGAACGACGAGAACGTTCTGATAGAGTCGTTTATCGCCACTGCTGGCAGGTTGGCTGAGAATTTCACGCGCCGAAGGTTTTTAACGCAGACTCATGATTTGTTTTTGGACTCTCTCGTTAATAGGTCTGGCGGGTCTTCGGCATGGTGGAACGGCACAAGGGAGGGTACTGAGGACTTTGCATTCGGGCTAGCTCGAAATTACATTGAAATTACTCGTGTGCCGCTGCAGTCGGTCACTTTTATAAAAACTTTCGACACTGCAAATGTTGAGTCGACTTTCGCGGCTGAGAGCTATTTCGTCGATGAGGTCTCGACTCCTGCGCGCATAGTGCTCAATGATGGATTCTCGTGGCCGACAGGTCTCAGGAGATATAATGCTTTTCAAATTAGATGTATTGTCGGTTATGGCAACGCTGCGGCGATCCCTGACGACATACAGGACGCGATCAAGGCGCAAGTTCACTATATGTTTTTGAATCGTCACGTTGGCAACTCGCAGCTCTCAGGCATTGCCGAGGACTTATTGCTCCCTAACCAAGTGCAGGCGCTATAATGGCAAGGTCTACGGCCCCGAATAAACCGAGTAAGATCAATCCTTCGCAGTTTAAGCACCGGGTTTTGATCGAGGAAGAGCCTTGCGTTTCTGACGGTCGCGGTGGGTTCGTTGATGGGGACTGGACGACATTTAAAAAGCGTTGGGCGAAAATTGAAACGCTAACGGCTGGGCAGCGTCGGTTTGCCGGTAAAAACGAAGAAAACGTCGATACAAAAATCACCATGTATTACACGTCTGGCGTAACCGTTGCCATGCGAATCACTCACGCAGGGCTCATTTATCAGATCCAGGGCATCGATAATTTGGAGGAAAACAATGTCTGGCTAGTTCTTAACTGTATGAAAGGGGTGGCCTCGTGATCATCTCCGGAAAAATACTAGGTGCGAAGAAATTAGCGAAGCAACTCAAAGCTGTCGAGAAGATTGGCGTCGCTCAACTTATGAAGCGCATTTCCGCTGCAACTCTTGAGGTGGAAATGAACGCGAAAAGAAACCTTAGGAATACTGGATCGGGAACGCCTACAACAAGGTATCGTCCGAAGCGCACGGTGCTGGTTTCTCTTCCTGGGAAGCCTCCGAACACTGACCGAGGGACTGCGGTCCAGAGTATATTTCACTTTATCGACTTCGTTAAACAGGTCGGATCTGTTGGCACCAACTTAAAGTATTTGGCTGCTCTTGAGTTCCCCTCTAGAAAGAATAAGCGCAAGGCGAGGCCTTGGCTTAAGCCAGCTCTCGACAAGTTTATTAAGACCAGAGGCGCTAAGTTTTTCAGGTTTAAATTTCCAAAAGCGAGGGTAAAAAATGGGTGAAGCTACTCACATTGAACCGGATTTGCAGCAAGCAGTTTTTGACATTCTCGACGCTGACGTTCCCTTAAGGACCTTGCTGGGTGGAGCTGGGCGTATTCTTGATTTCGTTAAAGACGGGCAGGCGCTTCCCTATGTAACTGTCGGCGACTCTACGATGGGCGATTGGTCGACTCATGACACTGACGGTTTCGAGGGATCTTTTACGGTTAGCGTTTGGGCAGAAGCCAGAGGTAAAACGAAAGCCAAGGATATTCAAAAATTGATATGGGGGCTAATTCACAATAAAGCCCTGGGCATTGCGGGTAGAACTCAGATAAATTTAAGGTGCGGTTTGCAAACCGTTCTCCGCGAGGACGACGGCCGGACTCACCAGGGAATACAACGATTCGACTTTATCTTTGGAGGTAACGAGTGAGCGGAGAATTTAGAGGACTGGATTTTGTCCTACAACGAGGAAACGGGGCTGCGCCTGAGGTTTTCACAACCATCGCGGGGCTAAGAACTAAAACCTTAACCAGAAACGCCGAGATGATCGACGCCACGAGTCACGGGTCGAATCAGTTTAGAGAGCTTTTGGCCGGTGCCGGTGTGAAATCTTTCTCTGGTTCATTTGATTTCGTTAAAAAGGACAGTGCGGTTTTGACTGGCATTGAGACGGACTTCGATGCACAGACGTTGAATAACTATCGCTTTGTCGACGGGAATGGCGACTCGATCACTTCGGCGTTCAAGGTCACTCAGTACGCGGAGACAGGTGGACACAACACCGAGCACTCTGGCAACGTTACTCTTGAATCGTCTGGGGCGATTACTAAGGAGGCCGACATAGACCCTCTCGCGTAGCGCGTGGGTCCTTTAATTTGTTTTGTTATTTATTTGGTTTAAATTTTAATTCTAACTGAGAGGTATTTTATGAAAGCTATGTTATTTTTGGTTCTATCTGTCGCACTCTTTTGCTGCGGCCCTGTAATGGCGCAGACCGCGCTAACCATTCAGTCGATCAGCGAGACCGCGTTAGAGGCGACGTACGCAAACGCGGATACGGAAAACGGGAATAAGGTAATAAATCCGGGCGGTGATTTGATTCTCCACTTCAAAAATCCTGGTGCGAGCGCTGCAGTGGTCACGGTCACGGCACAGAAGACGAGCAAAAATGTGCCAGGCCTCGGTCCTCTCACAAAGGCATCGATAACATGCAACCTTGCTGCTGGCGAAGATTGTTTTGTCGGTCCTTTGAATACTGAGTTTTGGAATCTTGGAGGGTCGGTATTCATGACTTTTTCCGAGGT